CAGACTCTGCAGGAAGGATCTGTAGACATTTTAAGATGTCTTCACAGACCTTCCTATATAATACCATACTAGCGTTAGTAACATCATACAATGCGTTGTTACCTGCAGCTACAGCCATTTGATTAACACCAACCAATGCCTCACCCTTAGGTGTTGTTCCATCCATCACCTCATTGATGCCCGTAGCATCACGGATCATACGTAGGTAGTGGTTGTATAAAGCTATAAGCTCGTTGATATTTCTAATGCTGTTGTCTATCTGACGGATCGGCGGGTTTTGGAAACCGCCTTCAGGGTTCTTACTTCTATAGTAGAACACACCCGTCTGTTCGTAGATGTCTTGAATCTCTAAGGGTTGCAAGTCTCCCCCTCTACCCAGGTCTACATTTTCTAAACCTTCTACATCAATGATGATGCCGTCTGGCTTAGCCTTAGCTATAGACTGCTGAATCTTTAGGTGTGACAGCTGTAGTTGATCTGCAAAACCAATAACGCTAGAGATCAAACTCTTAGGAATCATATTCCTGATATTGGTAGCTACCACACTGTAAGACATCCTTGCACGAGTTAAATCGTGTATGTTTTTAGGAACATTGGTTTTCTGTCCGTAGTTGTAGATGTCTTCTGTTCCGACGATATACACACCACCATATACAGTGGCGTTGTTCATCTGTACAGGGTCTCTATCGTACTCGCTATTCTTAGGTGTCTCGTAAGTGTTACCCTTGAAGTAGAATCCTATATTACCGAAGCGTGACTGCTTCTTTTCGTAGATCATCGGATCGACAGATAAGAACTCAAAGTCTAACACCTCGATGGTGTACTCGTCGTATCCGTAGTTGTAGCGGCTTAGGCGCTGATCGTAAGTGCTGTCCATAAAACGAGAAGCGTTGTTCCCGTACTTATTCATTACAGTCTTTCCTATCTTCTGGTACTGCTCCTCTGAGAACTGATCTCCAGCAATACGTTTAAGCTCCTGTATAGATATACGCTTAATATGACCAGCATACACCAAGTCAGAAAACGTAGGATCGTCTGTAAAACTATGTATAAAGAATGCAGGATCCACATACTCTTCGTCTATCCCGTAGTTAGGGTCGTTACTTCTTTTAGTAACAGCCATACCACAGTTAACCAAATCCTCAACGTTTCTCCTGTATACCCTCTCGTCAAAGTTGTTCCACTTCAACGTCATATTTGTTGCTAACTGTGCAGCAATCTCAGCGTCTGTCTTTATATTTGTGTCTAGGAAAATCTCCACCTCTTCAGGCGTCTCTGGTAACTTTTCAGGATCTACATCTACCTCCAGACCTGCAGCCTTCGCCTCTTCAAACATCTCTTTGTTTTCAATGCGTAGCGCTACCTTCTTTTTCTTTATGTCTTTTTCATTCTGGGATAAAGGATCAACAGCTTCTACCTGTGGGTATCGGTAAGAGGATATAATCTTGTTAACGACAATCTTTGCAAACTTAGGGACGATAGGTACTGGAGTCCAGTCCAGCGTCATCATAGTCCCGTCACCGTTATTAGGATCTAGTGAGTTTAGAATCTGTTTGTATATGGTGGTATCTTGAGTACCATTAGCATAGGCTCTAGAGTTTTCAAACTCTTTATACCTGCGTCTATACAAACTACCTTCGGCATCTATACCTCCCCACTGAGCCATCAAGGACTTGGCGTAGCTTAAACCGTATGCTTTGCTCATCTTCTCCTCAGTGCTAGCTAGAGGATCAGGAAAAGCTTGTTGTTTCTGATTATTCATCGTTTCGCTGAATCTTTACCAATTGCAAAGATAAAGCTTTTATCAACGTTGTATTGACTTGCCCTTACGGAAGAAGGTCTTGTTACTGTTGTCTGTTTTGACTTTCTTTTTCTTCACCCTTTGGGCAGCGAGCAATGCAAGACCTGAAGATATGGTAAGGTCATATTGTGTACGGTTATCTATACGAAAGTTGATCCAGTCCTCTAGAGTTCTGTTGAGATACATTGGCTGGTAGTTACCATCTGAATCCATTCCTACATAGTCGTGTATGTAGGACTCTATAGCTTGAGCGTGTGCTTGTATAACGTCCTGAGAGTTGGAAGGTATCCCTTTGGTTTTAACAGCTACCCTAGCTGTAGACTTCAGGTGCTCAGGTCTATCCATTAAGTATTCGTCATAACCCCTAGTCTCAAAGTACCTGGCTATACCGTACTTGTTATTCTCTATTAGTATTTTATACCCATAGAATACAGCAGCCATAAGAACATCCTCATAAAAAATCCTCGCTAGTGGAGGACGTGATGCGTACTCCAGAACAAACATATTGGACGGGTACTGCATATTGAACTTGTTGTACAAGTGAAACGCACCTTTAGAACCCCTGCCGTCTACCGTAGCATCAAGATCGTAGCTATCCACGCCACCTACACCTAGCCAGTCATTCCCTGGAGATTTCTTACCACGCTCTGTTTCCACTTTGTTCCTTAGGTTGTCTGGTGGCATCCACGTTACCCTGAACCTACCATTTACATCAGGCTTAAACATCACGGCACTGTCCTGCTTTCCTCCCGCCCAAATGAAGTTTCCCTTCACTACAGGATTCGGATACAGGTCTTGATTGTATTCTATCTGCTCGTAGATCTTAGCTATGTTGAACAGGCTGGATTTTGTAGAATCTCTGAACGCTTCCTCGGCGGTAAAAGGGAACTGACGTATAGTTTCATTCAGCTCATTACTGTCTCCTGATAAGCCTTTTCGCTCATTCTTTAAATAGGTCTTTGCACCTATAGTAATCTCCTCATCATCTATACCCATCACAGGCTCGTCAGGGTTCTCTATCACTGGGTTTCCGTACCTGTCGAAGAAGCCCTCCAAGGCTTCGTAGGCTGGTATAAAAATCCTATACAACATACTCTTTGTCCTGCCGTTGGCATTCCTGTCATTAGGGTTTGACATATCCCAAAGGTCTCTATAGTTCCTGCCTCCCTTATCCAAGGGGTTTACCGTAGATCCTATGATAGCCTTGCCTACAAATTTACGACCCACCATAAGACAGGTACGGTGGATACGCCATACCTCTAGTATGTCTTCAGGCTTTTCAAACTTGCCGCCCTCATCGATAAACAACAGCTTAAGCTTCTCACCATCATAAGCATTAGATGTAGTGTTCCTCCAGTTAACAACCGTGTTTAACGCCTGACCTTTGCTAGCTGTTTTATTGTTTTTGGTAATTCTCTTTGAAGGCTCACGAAACGCCAGCTCTTGGCGTGGATTGGTTGTACCGTCCTGTATAGGTTTAAAGAAAAACGGGTAGTGTCTGTACATACCCACCACCTTCTTCATAAAGATGTTCTCCTGAGCGTCCTTACCTGTCTTGGACATAATACCTACAGTGACGTCATAGGTTGAGGTACCTACGTCATCTACTTTGCTGGCGGCAACGTTGGTATATCCTGAACGCCTACACTTGGTGTATAGCTGACCAGCACACCTGGGGTCAACAAAGCACGCCTGCATATGATAGTTAATGTCCCTCTGGAATCTAAGGTAGTATCCGTAAAAACTAGCGTCTATCTTAGACCATTGGAGCATCATATAGTGCGCTCCTGTTATGTATATAGCTTCCCCGTTATTATAGAACCACATCCCTTTATTACGCCTTTCAAATTCCTGCTTGATGTAAGGTTCGTACTTGGACTTAAACTCCTTAGGCATATCGTACCACTCGTCCATACTGCGGATACGAGACAGCTCGGTAGGCATTTCCTGCCTAACCCATCGCTGCTCCTTCTTCGGTTTATTATGATAGAGTATATCCTCCTTGTTGGGGGTTTTAGGTAGCTGTATAAAAAGGTCTCCGATCTCAACGATATTACCCTCCGTGTCGTCAGGACATATATTGATGACCATCTCCTCGTAGCCTTTTATTTCTTTAATCCCTGCCACTACCTTTTTGCATACTGTTCTGCTAGACCCCCAGAGAAGTCTCTAGCCTCCTCAATACCGCCTGTTTCCTTGAGCTCCTTGATCATTGTCTCGAGCTTCTGGTATTCAGTGATCAACTCCTTAGCATCTAGGGCTGACTCTTTTATGCTCTTGAGCTCTGCCCTGC